CTCTTTCTTCGCTTAAGGGATTTCGAGAACCCATCTTTTCCCTCATTCTAGTAAAAATATTTTCTCTTCTTACTGACCCAATCCCTGTTTCTATTTCAAATGCCGTTGTTCTTGTTGGTCGAAGTCTTGATTCTATTTCTAGCTCGGTTTGCGCGGCTCGCGCTCGAGCCCTCTCTTTCATCTCCCGATAGAGCTTACCCTCGGCACGCGCTTCGGCTCGCATTTGATCATCTTCTTGTTCCATTTCTCTTATTTTTGTTTGTTCGCCTCTTAAATTTTCTTGTTCTGCTACAAGAGCCTGTCGTTGCTCTTGAGGTAATGCTGGATTGAGTAATTTTAATTCTATTCCAATTATTTCTTTTTCTAATTTTGCGATAGTATAAGTATTTCTTCCTCGAAAATATTTATTTCTCATATTTTTTGATACACCTGCTCTTTCTCCCGAGATGTACCTTTCTGCTTGAGTGTTAGCAAAGCTAGTCCTTTCCATTAAATTTTCATAAGCTGTTAATCTTTCTGTAAGTTCATATATATTACTGCCCAATATATCCTCTATCTGTTCTGATAGTTTTGTATTCATTGCTGAACTAATGCGGTCTTCAAGCGATGTTACAGTTCCTCCAGAAGCTCTAATTTGGTCTTCCAAAGCGTTAATCTCGTTTTGTAGTGTTTTTGCGCGAGCTCCGGAATTATTTGGATTCCTTATTTCTATTTGTCTCATTTCAAGTTCTTGTTCTAAATTTAAGGGTACATTTGGTTTTTGGGGAGGTGGTGTTGCTGCTAGTGCTTCTAGTGCCGATGGTTGTTGTTGAAATCCACGAGTACTTGGTTTAACAGAACTTAGCGATTCTGCTGAACTACCACTTGATGAGCGACTACGCGCTGATTGCATGTCTAAATCTGAAGAAGAACTCGAACGACTTCCCACTCGTTGAAATCCTTCTACATTTGCTGGTGTTACTGAGCCACTAGATGTACTACTCGAACGACTGCCTACTGATTGAAATCCTTCTACTACTGATGCTGAGCTACTTGATGCTCGACTTGATCCAGTACTTACTGGGGCAAAATTTGATTGAATTGATCCCAGTGCGGCCATTTCCGTACCAGTAAGTGTTCTTGAAATTCTTCCACCTGCCGCAGAAGCAGTACGCCGTCTAAAAAGGCTTACTCCACTTTGTCTTGTTGAACCAGGTCTATTTCGCCGCTTTTCTGTTTCAATATATGCTCGTCTTGTAGCTTCTATTGCTAAACCCGCAACCGCCAGGGAACCTACAGTAATCCCAGTGACTTCTCCTGGACTTAAACCTGGTTTTTCTATTGTTTGAATTTCAATTATACGTGGAGTAATTGTTCCGCCTCCACCTCCGCCTCCAGTATCTCCACCACCACCTCCACCTCCACCGCCTCCGCCTCCGCCTCCACCTCCGCCTCCACCGCCTCCGCCTCCGCCTCCGCCTCCACCGCCTCCAGTATCTCCTCCTCCAGTGTCTCCTCCTCCAGTGTCTCCTCCTCCAGTGTCTCCGTCTCCAGTTTCTTCATAAATAGATCTTAATCCGCGAGAATGTCCATCATTGCCAAGTAGTTGGCGATGTCCAAGTCTACATTCTGGATGTCTTCTTAAGTATTCTATATCCTTCTTGCAAACTTTACCACCTTTGTGAAACTTCACCCGCGGGTCGTTCGGCATTTATTACAATTATAAAATAGATTAATTTAAATTTATAATTGTATTAAATGTAATTCATTGAATGAAATGTAAATTTATTAAATAAATTACTTTATGTTGTGTCTATAATAATATCTAATGTTAAATTACCGCCATCTATAAAACCGCTTTCAACTAATAATGTAAGAGTATTTTCATTTGTTGGATCATCACTGGTCATATCATATACACTATATCCTGCTATATTAGTTGTATCCACTCCTGATAATACTCCTGGTGGGCCTTGTATTATTATTTTTAATTGTAAAAGTGAAGCTGGTAAAGGAAGTCTGCTTCCTATTGGAATTGTTAAAACATCAGTGGTTTCACTATTAATTGTTACATAACTCGTTATATCTACATTATTATACGCTAATTTGACTTGAATAAATTTTGGAACACTTAGTCCTGCGGCTTGATTACCTATTGTAAATGTTCCATAAAAACCTGTATTTGCTGCTGCTGTCGCATTTAACGACATTAGGTATTTTATTAAATTGATGTCGTTGTATTCTCTATCAATTTTATTTAATTGTTTATGACTTAAACCAAGTCTTCTCTGCTCTCTAATGAGTGCTAATTTATGAGAAGCTTTCATTTACTAAATGTAAATAATTTAATTTCGGCAAATAGGGCATCGATTTAGTCTCATAAAACAAAAACTATGAAATCCATGGCCGCAACTAAGAAGCGCATAACAATGTTTACAATCAATGGGATCCGTACATATCACGCATTCTAATTCAGTTTTATTTTTTAGGTGTGATTCATATACAAAATCTCGAAGAAATGATTTACACATTACATTGATTTCATGATTATTAAATTTGGGTGGCATATTTACATTTACATTACATTAAATTTCCAAAAATATTTTTCTGAGTTGTATCATAAAATCCTGCAATAGGCATAATTGGAAGATTCAACGGGTGCTCTGGGTCAAACGCTAGTCCAAGAGGTTGATTTCTGGCATAACCCTGCTGTGGATACATACCAGCAGTTTTAGATGCTTCAACACGGGAGAACTGATTAGCTGGATTGAAATCAAGATTAAGCATTTGCTTTGCAGTATTGCGTGCCGAGACAGTATCGTTTAGATCTCTTGGGAAAGTCAAGCGGTCACCAAGTCCCTCGAGAGGCATACGAACATTGTTATTACGAATATCCAATTCATTGGTCGCTTGTCTCGGGAAGTATTCCGAGTAATTGCCTTCCTGCGCACCGAAGGCACCGTTAAGCGTAGAGTAGTTCATTATTACATTTAGATTAGAAAATTAAAATTTAATTTAATTTATTTACATAATATTAAAAAAAATATGCCTGGTAAAGCAAAAGTCCAGATGACGCCCAAACCTTCGTATACGTTAAAAGTTTTGCCGGTAATTTCTGAAAAAATGGAGGATGCAAAAGACTATAAACAGAAGGTGCAGGCAATTAAGGAAGAGAATAGATTAAATAAAGCATTGGAAAAAGAACGTGTAGAGAAAATTAAAGCGGAAGTGTATGCTAGTAAAATGGCTAGAGCTAGACGCGAGGGAGCGAAGAATGCGGGCGTGGTTAGTAAAAAACAAGCAAAAATGGAAAGAAAGATAGATAATCTTAATAAATTTAATGAAATGGCGGCACAGAAAGATAGAACTGCATATCAAGGATTTGAACCAGCAGGTTATCAACCATTCGTGGGACTTGATTACGAACCATTTGAACCGCCCGCTCCATCCGCGCCTCAACCATTTGAAATGTTTATGCCGTTGATACAGGGGGTGGCGGAGACGGCAGCGGAGAGGGCGGCATTTGCATTTAATCAAGAAATGATCCACCGTGAAAATATTTGGCCACCGCGAAGCCTTGCTTACCTCCGTCCAAAAAAAAGGGATGTAAAAAGTTTGATGCAGCGAGAAATCACTGGAAGGCAATTGTAAATTCAATTCAATGTAATGTAATAAAAAAAATTAATTCATTAATTAATGACTTAATTTTTTAAATTTAGAAGTGATACATTGTATTATTCATTTAGATAATTACTTCGATAGCACGGTTGGCTACCCGTAGCTCCGAGGTCACCTCCGCAAAGATGAAGCAGGGAGTGCTGGTCGTTACATTTTCAGTGACTAGGGCACACTGCGCCGAGGTTGCACGAGTGTCGAGACCGCTCGAGAGACGCGAGTAGTCCGACTCTGGTAGGCAGAACCTATAGCACTGCACGAAGTAGTTGTCGCGATACTGATCTAGTGTCACCATACGAGACTTATCATAAACATCAATCGAGTTCATTGTTAGTGTGTAGGCTTCTGGAACAGTTAGTTTATACGCTGGGTAATTGGCCGAGTTGATCTGGAGCTGATAGTTCGATACAGTCTGACCGGACAGCAACGGTTCGACGAAATTGAATGCACGCGCAACGTATTTCTCCTGGTTAGTATCGACTGAACCGCCGGTGTCGTATTGAGGGACACCAACGGCTACAGTTGTAGTAGAAGCACCCGAAGTAGCACCAGCCCAAGCACCCGCAAGTTTATAGCCCGATACTGGGACAGCGCCAGAAACAGCACCGCCGTTCGAATCACGCCACGCCACCCATAGACGATCCCACGACGCTGAGTTGACGTTAAATCTTGATGTGGCCGAGTGCGAGCTCGAGAACGAGAAGTAATTCTTGAAGGGGATGCTTAAGTAGCCAACCTGCGAAACACGCTGAGCTACGACTTCATCAAGAACCGAGGACGCCATACCAAGGACTTCAACCTGCATTGTAATATTATCCATAGTGTAACTGGCAGTTCCAGCACCAACCGCGGCAATACCACCGGCAGTAGCGGATGTCGCTAGTGCAAGAGTGGTTGAAGCCGCCCAAACAGCCTGTGGAAGAATAACATTATCAGCAAGGGTAATTTCGATGGTAATCTGAGGGAAGAGACCGGTATCGATAATACCGGGTTCCGCTGTTCCGAGGAAACCTTCCCAATCTACAATCGCAAGCTGATTGGCGAGCGAATCGTATATTTCATGAATAGTTTCATCCTTGGTCGCTGGAATTCCGAAAGCAGAGCCGGTGTGGTAGGAAACGGCACGGCAAATTTCAGGGTGAGTCAACGTTTTATCCGAGCACCGGTCAGCACCGAGCGCCTTTTTAGCATGGACTAGAGTATTGTAGTTAGAGAACGAGTTCTGCACGAGCACACCACCCATGTAAATAGCCATGCGGTCAACGAACGAACGAGTATCGTTGGGGAGACGAGCCTGTGTAACCGAACCAGTTGCCGTTGTAGTAACGTTGAAGAGCATTCTGCACGACCTTAGGTTAAGAAGGGTATTGCTTGGCAATTCAAAACGAATGATTTTGTTTGCCGACTGCGTTCCCGAGTTCTGGGGATATATCTTAAAATGGGAAGTAGACACTCCCATCAAGCGAGACATAAAATACGAAACATTGGGAGGAAGTCCGGTAGCCATTTCTTATTAGTATTCATATATAAAATAATTTTCAAATTAATTCAAAATTAAACGAAATGAGAAAAAAGTCCCCAAAGGGACAATTTCTCTTTTAATTATTTTTTTTGGAGATATATTTTTTTTTAAATGTCATTAACGATAGTTATCAACAATCTCGTTAATGAGATCTCTATTATACATCACGTCATCAACAATCTCGTTAATGAGATCTCTATTATACTTCAACATATTCGCACAATGTAAATACTGTCCCTCCGTCATATTCTTGATGTGTCCGAACTCTTCTAAGTTTTCTAGTAAGAGCGTGCACTGGTCGTTATACTTCTTACGAACAATTTCTGCGATTGGTTTGAGTTTTTTGTCGCGAATTGCGACGCGAATCATTTTTTCAAGTTTATACATATTGAGTTCGTCAGTTCCCCCCTTTACCATCAATTTCATTCTTCTCAAATCCTCGTCAATTCCCTCATATCTCATACCCATGCTAATGCAAAACTCAAATTTGTCAACGTTTTCTTGATATTCTTTGACATTCGCAGTCATTTCACCGATGCATTTCTCAATGTCCTCAATAGGGGTCGTCATGTTTCTCAATGGCGCTAAGCGCCCCCTAAGGAATTGTTTTTTTAATTTGCTAACTCAATACCGCATCGCTTAATGCTTAAATTCAATCCCAAACCAAAATTGTAAATCTTGCTTCTTTGAATCTTCTTGATAGCAAGAGATTCTGAAAACTTTGTAATTTTCTTCTCTAAATTTGCATTGTATTCTTCAATCATTTCATCAAAATCAACCCCGACATCGTCTGCATCCGTGATTTCAATGTTATCCGTCCATTTAAAGTCTGTCTCACTTTGCCATGCACTTTCTATCTCGATTTTTTCTCCAGTTGTATATTCAACGTGTAGCACGCCCCACTTTACCCACCAATTTGCAACTTGCGTCTCGTCTTCCAAATCAACACCGAACGGAATACGAAAGCAAATCTCTGGAGAGTCGTATTGAGCGAGCACAATCAACGGTTTGTCGGGAGTAGATTTTGGCATTTTTGCGAGTTTCTCAATGGCGCTAAGCGCCCCCTAAGGAACTAATATTTTTTATTTATTTCATTTTCATTTTTTTTTAAGACTCGGACTGGGACTCGGACTGGGACTCGGACTGGGATTGGGACTGGAACGTGACTTTCCAGGGCAATACTGGAATTATTGGCCCTTCTGTATGACGCACTTCACCCCAAGAAATATCACTAAAGGGGTAATGAGTATACATATTCTCAATATCATTCAATTCATACCATTCTTCCAGCGCACAATCCTGATTTGGGTCGAGGTGAATCTCGTTGAAGATGAAGAGATTGCCGTCGCCAGTCCAGATGTAGAAGTTAGCCATTGTGGTTTCTCAATTTAAATTACGTCTAACTTTCCTAGGTATTAAATTTTTTAGCAATAAATTTAACTTTTTAACCAAACCCAGTTGGAGCACCAAAAGAAATGACCCCAGTTGCTTTTCTTGGGAATGGTGGCATCGGTGGTGGTTCGGACTGTAATTTATTAGGGTTATATACCTTTATGATGTCAATTCTAATAGTTGCTGTGAAGTATAAATTGCCTTTTGTCGATTGTGTTTCTTTTTCATAAGTTACATCAGAACCCGATGTTGTTTCTAAACCTGCCGCAGTTCCACTTCCAGAATTTTTTGGGCGACTAATAGGGCGACTTTTGCTGTCTGTTAAAAATAGACCAATAGAATTCAACTTGCGCTGTTGAAGTGTAACAAAAAACTCACCCGATTGATTACCCTGATAAGTAAAACTTTCTGAAGTCCTCGCTACTTTTGCAAGGATATTAGATCCTACGATGTCGTTGTTGTATGTAGTTTCATCACTTCCTAGAATAGAACTTTCAAGACCGTTTTGACCTAGAGTGCATCGAAGATATACGTGTGGCTCTGTAATAAGTTGCATAGGGAAATAACCCTGAACTGTAATACTTGTCGAGGTTGATGAAATTTTGAAACTAGTGTCTAAGGTATTAACATTATCCCCACGCTCACCACCGAGGACGAGATATAACTCGCCGTTCGCAGACTGGCAACTGACTTTTAAAAGTGTTATTGTGTGCGCTGTGCTAAAATTAATAGTAACATCGAGTAGTTTTTTCTCTGGTCTTCCAAGAATGCTTGGCGCCAATGTTACTGCTGAGAATCCAGTTTGTAATGAAGCTTGTGTTGATAAATTATTATTGGTGATGCTAGTTACTGATATTCCACCGGGCATTCCTGATAGTGCGATTAAAGCAGCTCCTAAATTTTTAGCAAAATTAACTGCAATGTCGTCAGTATCATAATAATTACCACGATCTACTAAAGTTTTTACCACACCCGCGGTCATAGCAGTTCCATTTACCGTGCAAATAATAGTGCCATATGAATTTCTCGAATCGATATTGTATTGATTATTTGGCATGTGAAAATCAACTAGCGAAAGTCTAATGACTTCACCATCTTTACATTCAATGGTGTTGCCTTCAAATCCGAGTTGTAGATCATCACCCTTACTTTGTGTATCGCCTACAACAGCACTACGCTCCGAATCAACAAAAAAATTAATACTATTAACAATTTGCTGTCCTTCAAATCTAGAAGAGTCCGCCATTTGTTAATAGTAGTAAATATAAAATAATTAATAAAAAATGTAATGTAATTTATTCCTTGAGCGATATATATTTTTCCTTGACTTTATTTAGTTCTTCTTGAAGATTATCATAGCTATACTTAAACGGAGTATTTTCAATCTTTTGTTTGATTTCATCAATTGTAGCTTGGTCGTTATTTTTACACATATCATAGACCATTTCTGCATAATACATCGGGACGTCTTTGTAAATTACTTTCATCTTTTCAAGAGCAAGTGCTTTCTCCGCCAGTTCATCATCTGTGTAGTTAAAAGGATTATCATGTTTGTGTCTCGGAAGGCCTTTAACATCCATATGACTATTTACAAATACAAAAGAAAATTATTTAAGAATTTTTGTACGCATTCTCAATTATTAAAAGCTGTTCGGGTGCTTTACGGTAGTGCTTGGAGAGTGCTTCTAGTATGTCGCAGTCATCGTGGTGGTATCTTTGTTTACTTAGACCGGTTTTTAATTGAAGTAAATCTACCAACGATTCAAATGTTTCTTCGGAACCATTCGACATTTCACGAAGCGTTCTCTCGATGCGGTCCGAGCAATTTGGAATTTTTTTATTAGCAATCGGTGTATGCTGTTTCTTTTTTTGAACTTCTTTATTGTAAGCATCCAGACCACCACGGTAATCAAGAGACGTCAATAAATTTAAATTGTTGATATCATGTCTACCCGTGCCCGTCGACTTTATATGCGAACCACCACGCAAAGGCTTCACTCCCTGAAACACCGTTTTATCAAGAGAAATAGTATGAAGCGAGTGGGAGACATTAATGGGCGGTCTACGAATTTCCGTGTGTTGCATAAGTTGCATGCGGTCGCTAAGAGCACCTTTCCTCATCTTTATTATAATACATTTACATTATTATTTTCTTTTTTATTTAATTCATCCACTAAAATGAACTTATCGAAATTTACACGGAACATACTGGGATGGTTCTCTTTTTTATGTAGATCGATGAATAAAAACGGATGGTCTCCTCCAGTTTCAATAGCGTAGTCATAAACTTGAATAAATTTTTCTTTACTTATTTCACCTCCGCAGGAGTCTGCGATGTCGTCTAATTCTTTGTTGTCCTTGGTCTTAAAAACAATCAATTGAGTACACTGATTACGGATTACTCTGTTAAGACCCCCAGTTTGGCATTTAAAAGATTGGATAAGGAAGAATAGACTTACACCGATACTTCCACCTTCTTCCAGTTGTCCGAGATGTCTGCTGTATGTACTTAACGCGTTAATCTTCCTTGGACGACTGTAAATCATGCTACCAAGCATATCATCGAATAGCACAGCAATACGAGGTTTCTTTCCGTTCCAGCGATGTTTGGGTTTAACAAAATCATTTAGTCCATAAGTATTCGTGTTAAAAAATTTTAACAACATATTATCATCTAACGAATTGCCAGATTTGATATCATTCATTAATTTGTTATATTCTTTCATCTCGTAACGGTAACGCTCGAGGTCTCTTGCTTCCCCATTTACAATGTCTTTTATTTTATCAACAGTTGTTAGATCATCTGGGTCATCGAAGGTGTGTTCGATATTTAATCTACTCATTAATTCTTTATTGGATTGCATAGTAGGACTGACGGCGATGGTATAGTCATAGCCCATTTTTTCAATTAAATTAATTGCTGCAACTGATTTCCCTGCGGCACGCTTCCCTACAATTACAGTTACGCAATGCATCTTAGGCATATCGTTACTTGTTTCATAAGCACCGCTTGTCTCTTTGGGGGGAACAATTTGGAGACCTTTGACGCTTTGAGTGGATAACATTTAATGTATACTCAATAATATTTTCTGTGATTCGAAAACCCAGCATTAATAAAATCGTCCATAGTATTGCCTGTCGGATAACTTGGCATTTGTCGCAATGCTTGCTGTGGGTGGATTGGAATTTCATTTCGATTTCCTCGAACGGGTGAAGTTGGAGGCGCCGGAGTTTCTGCGGGGATTACCTTTGCTTTGCTATCATTTTTACTTTTTCGCTTAACAAATATTACATGCTCGTGGGGATGAAATTCATCTTCATCGTCACTTGATTGTTCGATCACTATCTTTGTCTTAATCGGTTTTTTGTTTCTCTTCTTAATGATGGGCGGCATCGGTGGTGGTTTGGCTGTCATATCATCCTCGTCAGTTTCAGTTTCATCGGCATAAACAACATGAGGTTGCTTGAGTAATACCGGTGGCTTTACATCGACACGGGGCGAATACTCCGGTACAAATTCTTGCGTAACTGGGTTATCAACTAACTCCGCTTTAACTATTTTATTTTCGATTTCATTAGGTGGCGTGGGGGTGAAATTTGGGTCGGTAATACTCGCAATTTTATTCTCCATTTTAATTACGGCGCCTGCTTGGCGTATCTCGAGTGCCTTCTTACGGGCACGGGCAAGCTGCTCGAGACGCTCGGGGGTCATGACCTTTTTCTCCTTTTTCGGGGTGTCCGCCATTTATCTTAAGTATAGAAAATAGTTTTCTATTTTATACAAAATTGTTTTCTATAATTACGGTATACCTTATACCTAAGATATTCGGGTATGCTTAGAGATTAAAACGCTTTTTAAAGTCACGGATAGAGTCAGCAAGAGAAGTCTTATTCCATAAAATGAACCGGGCAAGACTACCCGCCGTCATTGGGTTATTAAAATTTTCTCGTGGTTCATGCCTAGCAATGTATGCTTTACGTTTCTTTTCGTCGTGGTGATCTAAATATGTGCTTGAACCCTTAGCACCGAAATTTACCTTCTTCCTGTCCTTGTCGCAGCACTTAGTTTCTCCCTCGCACATGCAAAAGGTTGCAACGTATTTTTTTGTTGGGCGATCACTGGGTTTAATGGATAGCAACTTCATTTTACTAATACACGAGGAAATAATAGGGCAAAATAAATTAGTTACCAAATTAGGAAAGTGGGGTAGAAATCTTTCTTTATCTTTCCTTTCTTTCTTTTTAACTTTTATTTTTTTATTTTTCAAAAAAAAAATTAGAAATATGTTTCCTCTTCAGTTTCTATTTATATTTTTCCCCCGGATTTTTTTAAAGGATAGATTAAAGATTTAACTATTTTTATTATCAAGTTCTTCGCGTAGAACGGATATGTTAATCTTATAAATATGAGGACGCCCGTGTGTCCCAGCGTGACGCTCTACTTTACAACCCTGCAACCCCTCATTCATAATAGATGATTTAAATGTTGTTTCCTTGAGGTCAAACTGAATGTGGTTCTCTGCTGTAAAGGCGGTAAATTGTTCGTAAAGCGAATTAGTTGTTTCTATAAACTCACCCGTCTTGCTATATGCATAATATTCTAAGAAGCGAATGTAGGCAGGTTTTTGTGCTATTTTGATAAAGTCATCATAAGCAGTATTAGGAATATCACTCGCCGTAATTTTCATCTTAATCTTCATATCCATAAGACAATCATATATAGCCCGTGCGACATATTTATTTTTTGCAAACGCCCACCCAGGTTTGAAGTATTCATCGCAGTTAATCTTTTCATCGCTACAACGGATAAAGATATCGCGTCGCTTGTTCTTGAAGGAAGGGTCTGGATTGTTAGTGAAGGTTATGAACCGATGATAAGATTTAATTTGAATTGCAGGAACATGCTTTTGTCTAATTTGAATTGTCTCATCTGTAATGAGTGCTTTCTTCTTATCGTTCTGTTGATAAAAGTTTGCTTTGTTTGCCTCGTTAAATATTATAAGCACAGCATCTTTCATTATTGCATTAAACGAACCGAAGATATCATTTTGCGGGTCGGATGTATTTACTACTTTATTCCATCCCATAATACTTTTAAGGAACTCTTCAAATAGACCCTTCCCTGCACCCTCCCTGCTAATAAAGATTAACTCAATTGATTTATGTTCTGGATATTGAAACATTTGCGCCAACCAATTGACTACAAACTTATAGACTTCTTCTTGATTGTCGCACATAATTTTGATATGATTGAAAAAGAAATCTACGCCATCTTGAATGTAATCGGATGTATTTACTGCTTCGGGATCTGATAACTCAGCACTCAACGCCTTCCAAGGTCTCCAAAGATTATAGATATTTTTAGGGCACATATCTTCACGTGGGAAGACATCTTCAGCTGTGTATGTTCTAATATCTTCATCTAAGAACCACTCCCCGATAAATGCTTTACGAACTCCATTAGACCAGTAATACAAGTTTTCAAATAAAACTTTAAAGTTTACTCTTGAATACATTTTGTCGTCTTTATAAAAATGTGCGTCTACTTTACAGCAGTTCTTCTCGAATAAAGCTTTAGTTGCTTGATAGTCAAGACGCTCTACTGGAGCATAGTCGTCAGGCATAATTATATCGGTTGTATGTTCTTTGATTGCAAGATGAATATTTTCAAACTGGGTCTGCTCGTAAATGTATTCTTCTACGAAAGGTAAGTTTAACTTTTGTTCGGATTTATAAATCATCAACCCATCAAACATTAGTGCAAAAATCTCGAAGTTATTCTCCGTTAGATAAGTCCGCATAGCAGTAAGTATTTCATTCTCGTGTAGGCATAAAATATGATTGATAAAACTACCCTCAAAGTTATTCTTCTCCCGATTTGCATGGTCTTTGAGATATTCGTAATCAGGGATTTCCATAAGTTTTTTACGAATAGCAATAATTTCTTTGATGTAACCTTTAAGGAAGTCGCTTCTGGTCTTATTTGCATTTGTAATTTTTTTGTTAGTGATTGCAAGAATATTTGTTTTTGCGTTCTCATAAGTGGTGCCGTCATCCTCAACAATCTTAGCAAGAATATCATCACGATTTAATACATACATCTCAAGGTAGGGGCAAATGATTTCATATTTTTTGCATACATTCCAAAGAATACAAGGATGCGCGTTCTTGATGTCTATGTCTATAGTATGCTCGCTAAGAAAACCACGAATATTTCTACGAAGACCCTGAATACTTTTGGTGCAGAAAAGTCTGCCGTCGGTCTTATCTTCAACAAAATTATAAATACAGATGTCCGTCGAACTTTTTAATTTAAATTGCACGTAATCCATAATTTTTTTGAACTCTGCCTTGTATTCGGTCTCATTTTTAAACTTACTTGTGGAACTCTGCTTGAAGATGTCGTAAGTATATTCATTCTGTAAATACTGAAGTTTAAGCAATTCAATTCGTTCGGTGATTTCAACTCGCATCTCCTTATACTTATATATATCTAATATCCTTATATATATTTAATATTTATGGATTTGACATTTCTTTCGCAAAGACCTGATCCCAAAATTCTTGACCTGGATCTCCCGAGCAGTAATCGCACTCGCATTCTGGAATTTCAAGGCATCCATACCGCCATACATTATACCTTTTAACATATGCATTAATACCAGGTTTCTTTTCATCCCACGCCAAGTTAAACCTATCTTCAAGTTCTAAGATTACTTTCATTTTTAGTTCAGCACCAAAACAGAAAGGACAGTTAAAATTATCAATTTTACCTCTGCATTGCATACAAAGTTTTTTATCACAGACCGTTCCAGCACAGCACGACACGACAAGTTTATCATCGTAGCAAATTTCGCACATATCGCGGGTCGCCATAGTGGATATTTATTTATATATATCTTATACCTTTATATCTCTTTACAAAAAATAATTTTTAAAACGATATAGAGATTTGATTTACCAATTGGTAAATCAAATCTCTATATCGTTTTAAAAATTATTTTTTGTAAAGAGATATAAAGGTATAAGATATATATAAATAAATATCCACTATGGCGACCCGCGATATGTGCGAAATTTGCTACGATGATAAACTTGTCGTGTCGTGCTGTGCTGGAACGGTCTGTGATAAAAAACTTTGTATGCAATGCAGAGGTAAAATTGATAATTTTAACTGTCCTTTCTGTTTTGGTGCTGAACTAAAAATGAAAGTAATCTTAGAACTTGAAGATAGGTTTAACTTGGCGTGGGATGAAAAGAAACCTGGTATTAATGCATATGTTAAAAGGTATAATGTATGGCGGTATGGATGCCTTGAAATTCCAGAATGCGAGTGCGATTACTGCTCGGGAGATCCAGGTCAAGAATTTTGGGATCAGGTCTTTGCGAAAGAAATGTCAAATCCATAAATATTAAATATATATAAGGATATTAGATATATATAAGTATAAGGAGATGCGAGTTGAAATCACCGAACGAATTGAATTGCTTAAACTTCAGTATTTACAGAATGAATATACTTACGACATCTTCAAGCAGAGTTCCACAAGTAAGTTTAAAAATGAGACCGAATACAAGGCAGAGTTCAAAAAAATTATGGATTACGTGCAATTTAAATTAAAAAGTTCGACGGACATCTGTATTTATAATTTTGTTGAAGATAAGACCGACGGCAGACTTTTCTGCACCAAAAGTATTCAGGGTCTTCGTAGAAATATTCGTGGTTTTCTTAGCGAGCATACTATAGACATAGACATCAAGAACGCGCATCCTTGTATTCTTTGGAATGTATGCAAAAAATATGAAATCATTTGCCCCTACCTTGAGATGTATGTATTAAATCGTGATGATATTCTTGCTAAGATTGTTGAGGATGACGGCACCACTTATGAGAACGCAAAAACAAATATTCTTGCAATCACTAACAAAAAAATTACAAATGCAAATAAGACCAGAAGCGACTTCCTTAAAGGTTACATCAAAGAAATTATTGCTATTCGTAAAAAACTTATGGAAATCCCTGATTACGAATATCTCAAAGACCATGCAAATCGGGAGAAGAATAACTTTGAGGGTAGTTTTATCAATCATATTTTATGCCTACACGAGAATGAAATACTTACTGCTATGCGGACTTATCTAACGGAGAATAACTTCGAGATTTTTGCACTAATGTTTGATGGGTTGATGATTTATAAATCCGAACAAAAGTTAAACTTACCTTTCGTAGAAGAATACATTTACGAGCAGACCCAGTTTGAAAATATTCATCTTGCAATCAAAGAACATACAACCGATATAATTATGCCTGACGACTATGCTCCAGTAGAGCGTCTTGACTATCAAGCAACTAAAGCTTTATTCGAGAAGAACTGCTGTAAAGTAGACGCACATTTTTATAAAGACGACAAAATGTATTCAAGAGTAAACTTTAAAGTTTTATTTGAAAACTTGTATTACTGGTCTAATGGAGTTCGTAAAGCATTTATCGGGGAGTGGTTCTTAGATGAAGATATTAGAACATACACAGCTGAAGATGTCTTCCCACGTGAAGATATGTGCCCTAAAAATATCTATAATCTTTGGAGACCTTGGAAGGCGTTGAGTGCTGAGTTATCAGATCCCGAAGCAGTAAATACATCCGATTACATTCAAGATGGCGTAGATTTCTTTTTCAATCATATCAAAATTATGTGCGACAATCAAGAAGAAGTCTATAAGTTTGTAGTCAATTGGTTGGCGCAAATGTTTCAATATCCAGAACATAAATCAATTGAGTTAATCTTTATTAGCAGGGAGGGTGCAGGGAAGGGTCTATTTGAAGAGTTCCTTAAAAGTATTATGGGATGGAATAAAGTAGTAAATACATCCGACCCGCAAAATGATATCTTCGGTTCGTTTAATGCAATAATGAAAGATGCTGTGCTTATAATATTTAACGAGGCAAACAAAGCAAACTTTTATCAACAGAACGATAAGAAGAAAGCACTCATTACAGATGAGACAATTCAAATTAGACAAAAGCATGTTCCTGCAATTCAAATTAAATCTTATCATCGGTTCATAACCTTCACTAACAATCCAGACCCTTCCTTCAAGAACAAGCGACGCGATATCTTTATCCGTTGTAGCGATGAAAAGATTAACTGCGATGAATACTTCAAACCTGGGTGGGCGTTTGCAAAAAATAAATATGTCGCACGGGCTATATATGATTGTCTTATGGATATGAAGATTAAGATGAAAATTACGGCGAGTGATATTCCTAATACTGCTTATGATGACTTTATCAAAATAGCACAAAAACCTGCCTACATTCGCTTCTTAGAATATTATGCATATAGCAAGACGGGTGAGTTTATAGAAACAACTAATTCGCTTTACGAACAATTTACCGCCTTTACAGCAGAGAACCACATTCAGTTTGACCTCAAGGAAACAACATTTAAATCATCTATTATGAATGAGGGGTTGCAGGGTTGTAAAGTAGAGCGTCACGCTGGGACACACGGGCGTCCTCATATTTATAAGATTAACATATCCGTTCTACGCGAAGAACTTGATAATAAAAATAGTTAAATCTTTAATCTATCCTTTAAAAAAATCCGGGGGAAAAATATAAATAGAAACTGAAGAGGAAACATATTTCTAATTTTTTTTTTGAAAAATAAAAAAATAAAAGTTAAAAAGAAAGAAAGGAAAGATAAAGAAAGATTTCTACCCCACTTTCCTAATTTGGTAACTAATTTATTTTGCCCTATTATTTCCTCGTGTATTAGTAAAATGAAGTTGCTATCCATTAAACCCAGTGATCGCCCAACAAAAAAATACGTTGCAACCTTTTGCATGTGCGAGGGAGAAACTAAGTGCTGCGACAAGGACAGGAAGAAGGTAAATTTCGGTGCTAAGGGTTCAAGCACATATTTAGATCACCACGACGAAAAGAAACGTAAAGCATACATTGCTAGGCATGAACCACGAGAAAATTTTAATAACCCAATGACGGCGGGTAGTCTTGCCCGGTTCATTTTATGGAATAAGACTTCTCTTGCTGACTCTATCCGTGACTTTAAAAAGCGTTTTAATCTCTAAGCATACCCGAATATCTTAGGTATAAGGTATACCGTAATTATAGAAAACAATTTTGTATAAAATAGAAAACTATTTTCTATACTTAAGATAAATGGCGGACACCCCGAAAAAGGAGAAAAAGGTCATGACCCCCGAGCGTCTCGAGCAGCTTGCCCGTGCCCGTAAGAAGGCACTCGAGATACGCCAAGCAGGCGCCGTAATTAAAATGGAGAATAAAATTGCGAGTATTACCGACCCAAATTTCACCCCCACGCCACCTAATGAAATCGAAAATAAAATAGTTAAAGCGGAGTTAGTTGATAACCCAGTTACGCAAGAATTTGTACCGGAGTATTCGCCCCGTGTCGATGTAAAGCCACCGGTATTACTCAAGCAACCTCATGTTGTTTATGCCGATGAAACTGAAACTGACGAGGATGATATGACAGCCAAACCACCACCGATGCCGCCCATCATTAAGAAGAGAAACAAAAAACCGATTAAGACAAAGATAGTGATCGAACAATCAAGTGACGATGAAGATGAATTTCATCCCCACGAGCATGTAATATTTGTTAAGCGAAAAAGTAAAAATGATAGCAAAGCAAAGGTAATCCCCGCAGAAACTCCGGCGCCTCCAACTTCACCCGTTCGAGGAAATCGAAATGAAATTCCAATCCACCCACAGCAAGCATTGCGACAAATGCCAAGTTATCCGACAGGCAATACTATGGACGATTTTATTAATGCTGGGTTTTCGAATCACAGAAAATATTATTGAGTATACATTAAATGTTATCCACTCAAAGCGTCAAAGGTCTCCAAATTGTTCCCCCCAAAGAGACAAGCGGTGCTTATGAAACAAGTAACGATATGCCTAAGATGCATTGCGTAACTGTAATTGTAGGGAAGCGTGCCGCAGGGAAATCAGTTGCAGCAATTAATTTAATTGAAAAAATGGGCTATGACTATACCATCGCCGTCAGTCCTACTATGCAATCCAATAAAGAATTAATGAGTAGATTAAATATCGAACACACCTTCGATGACCCAGATGATCTAACAACTGTTGATAAAATAAAAGACATTGTAAATGGGGAAGCAAGAGACCTCGAGCGTTACCGTTACGAGATGAAAGAATATAACAAATTAATGAATGATATCAAATCTGGCAATTCGTTAGATGATAATATGTTGTTAAAATTTTTTAACACGAATACTTATGGACTAAATGATTTTGTTAAACCCAAACATCGCTGGAACGGAAAGAAACCTCGTATTGCTGTGCTATTCGATGATATGCTTGGTAGCATGATTTACAGTCGTCCAAGGAAGATTAACGCGTTAAGTACATACAGCAGACATCTCGGACAACTGGAAGAAGGTGGAAGTATCGGTGTAAGTCTATTCTTCCTTATCCAATCTTTTAAATGCCAAACTGGGGGTCTTAACAGAGTAATCCGTAATCAGTGTACTCAATTGATTGTTTTTAAGACCAAGGACAACAAAGAATTAGACGACATCGCAGACTCCTGCGGAGGTGAAATAAGTAAAGAAAAATTTATTCAAGTTTATGACTACGCTATTGAAACTGGAGGAGACCATCCGTTTTTATTCATCGATCTACATAAAAAAGAGAACCATCCCAGTATGTTCCGTGTAAATTTCGATAAGTTCATTTTAGTGGATGAATTAAATAAAAAAGAAAATAATAATGTAAATGTATTATAATAAAGATGAGGAAAGGTGCTCTTAGCGACCGCATGCAACTTATGCAACACACGGAAATTCGTAGACCGCCCATTAATGTCTCCCACTCGCTTCATACTATTTCTCTTGATAAAACGGTGTTTCAGGGAGTGAAGCCTTTGCGTGGTGGTTCGCATATAAAGTCGACGGGCACGGGTAGACATGATATCAACAATTTAAATTTATTGACGTCTCTTGATTACCGTGGTGGTCTGGATGCTTACAATAAAGAAGTTCAAAAAAAGAAACAGCATACACCGATTGCTAATAAAAAAATTCCAAATTGCTCGGACCGCATCGAGAGAACGCTTCGTGAAATGTCGAATGGTTCCGAAGAAACATTTGAATCGTTGGTAGATTTACTTCAATTAAAAACCGGTCTAAGTAAACAAAGATACCACCACGATGACTGCGACATACTAGAAGCACTCTCCAAGCACTACCGTAAAGCACCCGAACAGCTTTTAATAATTGAGAATGCGTACAAAAATTCTTAAATAATTTTCTTTTGTATTTGTAAATAGTCATATGGATGTTAAAGGCCTTCCGAGACACAAACATGATAATCCTTTTAACTACACAGATGATGAACTGGCGGAGAAAGCACTTGCTCTTGAAAAGATGAAAGTAATTTACAAAGACGTCCCGATGTATTATGCAGAAATGGTCTATGATATGTGTAAAAATAACGACCAAGCTACAATTGATGAAATCAAACAAAAGATTGAAAATACTCCGTTTAAGTATAGCTATGATAATCTTCAAGAAGAACTAAATAAAGTCAAGGAAAAATATATATCGCTCAAGGAATAAATTACATTACATTTTTTATTAATTATTTTATATTTACTACTATTAACAAATGGCGGACTCTTCTAGATTTGAAGGACAGCAAATTGTTAATAGTATTAATTTTTTTGTTGATTCGGAGCGTAGTGCTGTTGTAGGCGATACACAAAGTAAGGGTGATGATCTACAACTCGGATTTGAAGGCAACACCATTGAATGTAAAGATGGTGAAGTCATTAGACTTTCGCTAGTTGATTTTCACATGCCAAATAATCAATACAATATCGATTCGAGAAATTCATATGGCACTATTATTTGCACGGTAAATGGAACTGCTATGACCGCGGGTGTGGTAAAAACTTTAGTAGATCGTGGTAATTATTATGATACTGACGACATTGCAGTTAATTTTGCTAAAAATTTAGGAGCTGCTTTAATCGCACTATCAGGAATGCCCGGTGGAATATCAGTAACTAGCATCACCAATAATAATTTATCAACACAAGCTTCATTACAAACTGGATTCTCAGCAGTAACATTGGCGCCAAGCATTCTTGGAAGACCAGAGAAAAAACTACTCGATGTTACTATTAATTTTAGCACAGCGCACACAATAACACTTTTAAAAGTCAGTTGCCAGTCTGCGAACGGCGAGTTATATCTCGTCCTCGGTGGTGAGCGTGGGGATAATGTTAATACCTTAGACACTAGTTTCAAAATTTCATCAACCTCGACAAGTATTACAGTTCAGGGTTATTTCCCTATGCAACTTATTACAGAGCCACACGTATATCTTCGATGCACTCTAGGTCAAAACGGTCTTGAAAGTTCTATTCTAGGAAGTGATGAAACTACATACAACAACGACATCGTAGGATCTAATATCCTTGCAAAAGTAGCGAGGACTTCAGAAAGTTTTACTTATCAGGGTAATCAATCGGGTGAGTTTTTTGTTACACTTCAACAGCGCAAGTTGAATTCTATTGGTCTATTTTTAACAGACAGCAAAAGTCGCCCTATTAGTCGCCCAAAAAATTCTGGAAGTGGAACTGCGGCAGGTTTAGAAACAACATCGGGTTCTGATGTAACTTATGAAAAAGAAACACAATCGACAAAAGGCAATTTATACTTCACAGCAACTATTAGAATTGACATCATAAAGGTATATAACCCTAATAAATTACAGTCCGAACCACCACCGATGCCACCATTCCCAAGAAAAGCAACTGGGGTCATTTCTTTTGGTGCTCCAACTGGGTTTGGTTAAAAAGTTAAATTTATTGCTAAAAAATTTAATACCTAGGAAAGTTAGACGTAATTTAAATTGAGAAACCACAATGGCTAACTTCTACATCTGGACTGGCGACGGCAATCTCTTCATCTTCAACGAGATTCACCTCGACCCAAATCAGGATTGTGCGCTGGAAGAATGGTATGAATTGAATGATATTGAGAATATGTATACTCATTACCCCTTTAGTGATATTTCTTGGGGTGAAGTGCGTCATACAGAAGGGCCAATAATTCCAGTATTGCCCTGGAAAGTCACGTTCCAGTCCCAATCCCAGTCCGAGTCCCAGTCCGAGTCCCAGTCCGAGTCTTAAAAAAAAATGAAAATGAAATAAATAAAAAATATTAGTTCCTTAGGGGGCGCTTAGCGCCATTGAGAAACTCGCAAAAATGCCAAAATCTACTCCCGACAAACCGTTGATTGTGCTCGCTCAATACGACTCTCCAGAGATTTGCTTTCGTATTCCGTTCGGTGTTGATTTGGAAGACGAGACGCAAGTTGCAAATTGGTGGGTAAAGTGGGGCGTGCTACACGTTGAATATACAACTGGAGAAAAAATCGAGATAGAAAGTGCATGGCAAAGTGAGACAGACTTTAAATGGACGGATAACATTGAAATCACGGATGCAGACGATGTCGGGGTTGATTTTGATGAAATGATTGAAGAATACAATGCAAATTTAGAGAAGAAAATTACAAAGTTTTCAGAATCTCTTGCTATCAAGAAGATTCAAAGAAGCAAGATTTACAATTTTGGTTTGGGATTGAATTTAAGCATTAAGCGATGCGGTATTGAGTTAGCAAATTAAAAAAACAATTCCTTAGGGGGCGCTTAGCGCCATTGAGAAACATGACGACCCCTATTGAGGACATTGAGAAATGCATCGGTGAAATGACTGCGAATGTCAAAGAATATCAAGAAAACGTTGACAAATTTGAGTTTTGCATTAGCATGGGTATGAGATATGAGGGAATTGACGAGGATTTGAGAAGAATGAAATTGATGGTAAAGGGGGGAACTGACGAACTCAATATGTATAAACTTGAAAAAATGATTCGCGTCGCAATTCGCGACAAAAAACTCAAACCAATCGCAGAAATTGTTCGTAAGAAGTATAACGACCAGTGCACGCTCTTACTAGAAAACTTAGAAGAGTTCGGACACATCAAGAATATGACGGAGGGACAGTATTTACATTGTGCGAATATGTTGAAGTATAATAGAGATCTCATTAACGAGATTGTTGATGACGTGATGTATAATAGAGATCTCATTAACGAGATTGTTGATAACTATCGTTAATGACATTTAAAAAAAAATATATCTCCAAAAAAAATAATTAAAAGAGAAATTGTCCCTTTGGGGACTTTTTTCTCATTTCGTTTAATTTTGAATTAATTTGAAAATTATTTTATATATGAATACTAATAAGAAATGGCTACCGGACTTCCTCCCAATGTTTCGTATTTTATGTCTCGCTTGATGGGAGTGTCTACTTCCCATTTTAAGATATATCCCCAGAACTCGGGAACGCAGTCGGCAAACAAAATCATTCGTTTTGAATTGCCAAGCAATACCCTTCTTAACCTAAGGTCGTGCAGAATGCTCTTCAACGTTACTACAACGGCAACTGGTTCGGTTACACAGGCTCGTCTCCCCAACGATACTCGTTCGTTCGTTGACCGCATGGCTATTTACATGGGTGGTGTGCTCGTGCAGAACTCGTTCTCTAACTACAATACTCTAGTCCATGCTAAAAAGGCGCTCGGTGCTGACCGGTGCTCGGATAAAACGTTGACTCACCCTGAAATTTGCCGTGCCGTTTCCTACCACACCGGCTCTGCTTTCGGAATTCCAGCGACCAAGGATGAAACTATTCATGAAATATACGATTCGCTCGCCAATCAGCTTGCGATTGTAGATTGGGAAGGTTTCCTCGGAACAGCGGAACCCGGTATTATCGATACCGGTCTCTTCCCTCAGATTACCATCGAAATTACCCTTGCTGATAATGTTATTCTTCCACAGGCTGTTTGGGCGGCTTCAACCACTCTTGCACTAGCGACATCCGCTACTGCCGGTGGTATTGCCGCGGTTGGTGCTGGAACTGCCAGTTACACTATGGATAATATTACAATGCAGGTTGAAGTCCTTGGTATGGCGTCCTCGGTTCTTGATGAAGTCGTAGCTCAGCGTGTTTCGCAGGTTGGCTACTTAAGCATCCCCTTCAAGAATTACTTCTCGTTCTCGAGCTCGCACTCGGCCACATCAAGATTTAACGTCAACTCAGCGTCGTGGGATCGTCTATGGGTGGCGTGGCGTGATTCGAACGGCGGTGCTGTTTCTGGCGCTGTCCCAGTATCGGGCTATAAACTTGCGGGTGCTTGGGCTGGTGCTACTTCGGGTGCTTCTACTACAACTGTAGCCGTTGGTGTCCCTCAATACGACACCGGCGGTTCAGTCGATACTAACCAGGAGAAATACGTTGCGCGTGCATTCAATTTCGTCGAACCGTTGCTGTCCGGTCAGACTGTATCGAACTATCAGCTCCAGATCAACTCGGCCAATTACCCAGCGTATAAACTAACTGTTCCAGAAGCCTACACACTAACAATGAACTCGATTGATGTTTATGATAAGTCTCGTATGGTGACACTAGATCAGTATCGCGACAACTACTTCGTGCAGTGCTATAGGTTCTGCCTACCAGAGTCGGACTACTCGCGTCTCTCGAGCGGTCTCGACACTCGTGCAACCTCGGCGCAGTGTGCCCTAGTCACTGAAAATGTAACGACCAGCACTCCCTGCTTCATCTTTGCGGAGGTGACCTCGGAGCTACGGGTAGCCAACCGTGCTATCGAAGTAATTATCTAAATGAATAATACAATGTATCACTTCTAAATTTAAAAAATTAAGTCATTAATTAATGAATTAATTTTTTTTATTACATTACATTGAATTGAATTTACAATTGCCTTCCAGTGATTTCTCGCTGCATCAAACTTTTTACATCCCTTTTTTTTGGACGGAGGTAAGCAAGGCTTCGCGGTGGCCAAATATTTTCACGGTGGATCATTTCTTGATTAAATGCAAATGCCGCCCTCTCCGCTGCCGTCTCCGCCACCCCCTGTATCAACGGCATAAACATTTCAAATGGTTGAGGCGCGGATGGAGCGGGCGGTTCAAATGGTTCGTAATCAAGTCCCACGAATGGTTGATAACCTGCTGGTTCAAATCCTTGATATGCAGTTCTATCTTTCTGTGCCGCCATTTCATTAAATTTATTAAGATTATCTATCTTTCTTTCCATTTTTGCTTGTTTTTTACTAACCACGCCCGCATTCTTCGCTCCCTCGCGTCTAGCTCTAGCCATTTTACTAGCATACACTTCCGCTTTAATTTTCTCTACACGTTCTTTTTCCAATGCTTTATTTAATCTATTCTCTTCCTTAATTGCCTGCACCTTCTGTTTATAGTCTTTTGCATCCTCCATTTTTTCAGAAATTACCGGCAAAACTTTTAACGTATACGAAGGTTTGGGCGTCATCTGGACTTTTGCTTTACCAGGCATATTTTTTTTAATATTATGTAAATAAATTAAATTAAATTTTAATTTTCTAATCTAAATGTAATAATGAACTACTCTACGCTTAACGGTGCCTTCGGTGCGCAGGAAGGCAATTACTCGGAATACTTCCCGAGACAAGCGACCAATGAATTGGATATTCGTAATAACAATGTTCGTATGCCTCTCGAGGGACTTGGTGACCGCTTGACTTTCCCAAGAGATCTAAACGATACTGTCTCGGCACGCAATACTGCAAAGCAAATGCTTAATCTTGATTTCAATCCAGCTAATCAGTTCTCCCGTGTTGAAGCATCTAAAACTGCTGGTATGTATCCACAGCAGGGTTATGCCAGAAATCAACCTCTTGGACTAGCGTTTGACCCAGAGCACCCGTTGAATCTTCCAATTATGCCTATTGCAGGATTTTATGATACAACTCAGAAAAATATTTTTGGAAATTTAATGTAATGTAAATGTAAATATGCCACCCAAATTTAATAATCATGAAATCAATGTAATGTGTAAATCATTTCTTCGAGATTTTGTATATGAATCACACCTAAAAAATAAAACTGAATTAGAATGCGTGATATGTACGGATCCCATTGATTGTAAACATTGTTATGCGCTTCTTAGTTGCGGCCATGGATTTCATAGTTTTTGTTTTATGAGACTAAATCGATGCCCTATTTGCCGAAATTAAATTATTTACATTTAGTAAATGAAAGCTTCTCATAAATTAGCACTCATTAGAGAGCAGAGAAGACTTGGTTTAAGTCATAAACAATTAAATAAAATTGATAGAGAATACAACGACATCAATTTAATAAAATACCTAATGTCGTTAAATGCGACAGCAGCAGCAAATACAGGTTTTTATGGAACATTTACAATAGGTAATCAAGCCGCAGGACTAAGTGTTCCAAAATTTATTCAAGTCAAATTAGCGTATAATAATGTAGATATAACGAGTTATGTAACAATTAATAGTGAAACCACTGATGTTTTAACAATTCCAATAGGAAGCAGACTTCCTTTACCAGCTTCACTTTTACAATTAAAAATAATAATACAAGGCCCACCAGGAGTATTATCAGGAGTGGATACAACTAATATAGCAGGATATAGTGTATATGATATGACCAGTGATGATCCAACAAATGAAAATACTCTTACATTATTAGTTGAAAGCGGTTTTATAGATGGCGGTAATTTAACATTAGATATTATTATAGACACAACATAAAGTAATTTATTTAATAAATTTACATTTCATTCAATGAATTACATTTAATACAATTATAAATTTAAATTAATCTATTTTATAATTGTAATAAATGCCGAACGACCCGCGGGTGAAGTTTCACAAAGGTGGTAAAGTTTGCAAGAAGGATATAGAATACTTAAGAAGACATCCAGAATGTAGACTTGGACATCGCCAACTACTTGGCAATGATGGACATTCTCGCGGATTAAGATCTATTTATGAAGAAACTGGAGACGGAGACACTGGAGGAGGAGACACTGGAGGAGGAGACACTGGAGGAGGAGATACTGGAGGCGGTGGAGGCGGAGGCGGAGGCGGAGGCGGTGGAGGCGGAGGTGGAGGCGGAGGCGGAGGCGGTGGAGGTGGAGGTGGTGGTGGAGATACTGGAGGCGGAGGTGGAGGCGGAACAATTACTCCACGTATAATTGAAATTCAAACAATAGAAAAACCAGGTTTAAGTCCAGGAGAAGTCACTGGGATTACTGTAGGTTCCCTGGCGGTTGCGGGTTTAGCAATAGAAGCTACAAGACGAGCATATATTGAAACAGAAAAGCGGCGAAATAGACCTGGTTCAACAAGACAAAGTGGAGTAAGCCTTTTTAGACGGCGTACTGCTTCTGCGGCAGGTGGAAGAATTTCAAGAACACTTACTGGTACGGAAATGGCCGCACTGGGATCAATTCAATCAAATTTTGCCCCAGTAAGTACTGGATCAAGTCGAGCATCAAGTAGCTCAGCATCAGTAGTAGAAGGATTTCAATCAGTAGGCAGTCGTTCGAGTAGTACATCTAGTGGCTCAGTAACACCAGCAAATGTAGAAGGATTTCAACGAGTGGGAAGTCGTTCGAGTTCTTCTTCAGATTTAGACATGCAATCAGCGCGTAGTCGCTCATCAAGTGGTAGTTCAGCAGAATCGCTAAGTTCTGTTAAACCAAGTACTCGTGGATTTCAACAACAACCATCGGCACTAGAAGCACTAGCAGCAACACCACCTCCCCAAAAACCAAATGTACCCTTAAATTTAGAACAAGAACTTGAAATGAGACAAATAGAAATAAGGAATCCAAATAATTCCGGAGCTCGCGCAAAAACACTACAAAACGAGATTAACGCTTTGGAAGACCAAATTAGAGCTTCTGGAGGAACTGTAACATCGCTTGAAGACCGCATTAGTTCAGCAATGAATACAAAACTATCAGAACAGATAGAGGATATATTGGGCAGTAATATATATGAACTTACAGAAAGATTAACAGCTTATGAAAATTTAATGGAAAGGACTAGCTTTGCTAACACTCAAGCAGAAAGGTACATCTCGGGAGAAAGAGCAGGTGTATCAAAAAATATGAGAAATAAATATTTTCGAGGAAGAAATACTTATACTATCGCAAAATTAGAAAAAGAAATAATTGGAATAGAATTAAAATTACTCAATCCAGCATTACCTCAAGAGCAACGACAGGCTCTTGTAGCAGAACAAGAAAATTTAAGAGGCGAACAAACAAAAATAAGAGAAATGGAACAAGAAGATGATCAAATGCGAGCCGAAGCGCGTGCCGAGGGTAAGCTCTATCGGGAGATGAAAGAGAGGGCTCGAGCGCGAGCCGCGCAAACCGAGCTAGAAATAGAATCAAGACTTCGACCAACAAGAACAACGGCATTTGAAATAGAAACAGGGATTGGGTCAGTAAGAAGAGAAAATATTTTTACTAGAATGAGGGAAAAGATGGGTTCTCGAAATCCCTTAAGCGAAGAAAGAG